TCTTTGATACCGTTTGTGCCTCTTCCACCCAGACGATATCACATCCTTCAAAAGACTTAATACTTTCCACAGTATTAGTAGCCAACCCAGTAAAGCTAAATGTACTACCGTTAAGACCTCTAATCTCTGCTTCCAAGACTTCATAGAAAGCTCCTAAACCTAAAGACTGTATTTGGTCATTAAGTAATGTATGAACTGACTGCTTGATAGACTTTTGTATTTCACGTGCGCATAAGACACGTGTTGGCTCACTAGCTGCTTTTATAAGCAATGCCCTTGCCATAGACCATGACTTACCTGAACCTCTACCACCGTATGCTACTTTGTACCGGTGTGGCTCAAATAAGAACTGTAACCTTTCAGGGAACTCAGCTATCGTTTGGTTTGACAAAGCTAATTCCTACACCAATGGGTATATCTCCACCATCTACGCCGCTTATCTCTGTAGATGATAGGTCAGGTAATGACTTACGTAATAGTATCTCTATTGCTTTCATGCGTGTAGGTGTAATTTCTTTTTCATCATCTACACCAAGTGCATGATTTTGCAAGACATTTACTAGCTGACTTGTTTGTATTTTAGTTCTTACTTCGTCTTGATGTCGTTTTCTTAATCGTTCTGCCATGATATTGCAACTCCTTATAGGTTGGTTGCCCTTTATTGTTTATTGGCTTAGTAAGCCTCTATAGTACATTTGTTCAATTAATCTTGGGTCTATATAGTTTTGTTGCATTGTCATACCAGGGTTAGTTAAGTTTTGCATGTATGGTGACATTTGGCTAGATGGAATAGATGGCATCTGAACTGGAGGCAATGTTCCTGGCTGTCTTCCTAATTGAGGCATTGGTACTGGTTTCATTTGTCCTGAAGGCATATTGTATTGTGGCATTTGAACAGGGGGTAATTCACGTGGACTTACTGCTGCACCTGTTACATTTCTTAATTGTTGCATTTGTAACATTTTTAATTCTTCAGGAGTTAAAGATGCGCCAGTTTGTTGACCCAATAAACCTTGTTGAGCCATTTGACGAGCCATTAACTCTTGTTGAGTTGGTTGACCGCCTGTCATAGCATTTGTTAAATAGTCTAAGATGTTCATAGTTCGCTTTCCTTGTTATTCCCTATAAGAGGATATATCATTCGTTTGTAGCAGTCCCACCATTCTTGACTATAGTCTGTATTTTGATAGTCTTTAAAGCATGGTGTTCCTAATGTGTGATGCACTAACTTAGCATCTTTATTATATTCGTATTCTGTTTCTAGCCAATTCCATGTTTCATCTAACTTACCTACTTGTTCTTCAGGATACTTGAGCCATTCAAATCTGTGTAGGTATTTACCTGTTTGTGCTTGTATAAATTTAGGTGTTAGCTGACGGTTTAACCAATGTGAACAATTCCAAAGCATTACTGAAGACCAGTTCTTTTTAGGATAGTCTTCGTTCTTTGCACCTAAGTACTTAACAGGATGCTTTGTTTGGTAATGATGCTTGACTACCTTAATTGCTTCGTCTGTATCAAAGTTAGCTAGTATCTCTGCTATATCTGTTCTGCATATCATATCGCCATCTACAAATAGTGCAATACCTTTAAAGTTATTTAGATATGGCACTAGAAAGCGTGAATAAATAAAAGAATTAGACCCGTCTGTGTGTTTCTCTTCGTAATCTTTTAAAGTGTTTAATGCTAATGGTGTAAAACTTACCGGTATAGATGACTTCTCTATAACTGATTGACAAAAGTTATGATAAGCAATTGGTTCTACCTTGCCATCATATCCTACATATATATCTAGTTTTACCATTACTTCTTTTTGTTACGTGAACTAATATTCTTTGCCTTTGCTTTTGCATCTGCTTTGCTAGATGCTCCCCATGCTTTTAGGGATAGTAATAATCTTGTTGGTTCACCGTTAGGTTTACGTTCTGGTCCTGGCATATTACCCATACGAGCTAAGAATGATGCACGTCTAGGATTATCACCTGACTTTACTGGTGCTTTTAGATTGCCACCTGTTTCTTTATTGTAAGAGGCACGACCCTTAGCGTTTAAACCGCCTTTAGGGTTCTTACCTGCTTTCTTTTGCCAAGCTGCACTCATTTCTTTTTCTTAGCTGTCTTTGCTGATTGTTTAAATGCCATAGCACTTGGCGCACCTTTAGAACCTACCTTGCGCATTTTCTCGCCACTACCTGCAGCAATACGTTTGCGTTTAGCATGAATGTTAGCGTATAGACCTGGTTTATTTGCCACGTTTAGTTGCCTTTTTCATAGGCTTAGCTGCCATAGCTTTACCTGTTTTCTTTGCGTATTCTTTAGCTTCTTTCTTACCTTTTTCTGTGTAAGCAAACTTTTTCATTCCGACCATTGGCATAATTATTTCCTTTTCTTTTTAGACATACCGCTAACTGATAAGGCTATTGCGGTGGCTTGTTTAGGGTTTGACACTTTCTTTGATGACTTACCTACGTTTAAAGTTCCTGCACCAAATTCTTTAAATACTTTCTTCATCTTTGCCATCTTGCCTGCTTTTGTTTTGGGTGTTGACTTCATCATCTTTCCTTAACTTGATAAATCTGTAATCATATCTGCAATCATTACACAGGCTATACTCGGTGAAGTCAAATGGTTCACCACATTGTTCGCAAATAGATAGTTTCATAAAAAGAAAAAGCCCAACCACGGAGAGAGTGCAGTCAGGCTTTTGTGGGATTACGTTATTAACGGACAGGAGTTGTCCAACAAGCAGTATTATAGCATACTTTGCCATTTCTGTTCAACAACATTATGCGTTTATCCTTTGTTTAGCTATTTCAAAGTTATTAGGATTTAATTCTATACCTATAAAATCCAATCCTTTATTTTTTGCTGCAACGCCAGTAGTTCCAGAACCCATAAAATTATCCAAAATAACATCATTAGGTTTAGATGCAATTGTTAATACTCTTTCAGCTAAGGCTAATGGCATTTGAGTTGGGTGCAACCTTTCTGCCTTTGATATATTATGTGGAACATACCAAATAGAACTAAGAGCATCATGTATGCCACAATCTTCATTCAAGTAAATATCATTGCCTTTTGATAAATGATAAATAATTTCATAATCTAAATGAAACCTAGCATTTGTGCTATCAAACGAACCAGCATACTTCCAAATGATAAATGACTTAAAATTAAACTTTTGAAAGCCATCCGTAAATTCTAACCAATGAGGAGTTCTAATAGTCTTGTTTAATGTTTTGCTTTTGATATTACAAAATATTTGACCATTTGGTTTTAACACCCTGTAATACTCATCAAATACTTTATCTAAAAATTCTGAATATAACTTCAGAAACAATACATCTTTACTTTTTGCAGTATATCCAGCACCAGATATGTCTTCATAGGGCGGACTTGTTAAGATAATATCTACACTATTATCATCTAGCGTTTTCATCATATCAACACAATCACCTTGTAATAATTTAAGCATTTATTCTCCTTGATGCTATTGTCAGTAAATTATCGTATGCCATATCTAATTGCCAATAAAAGGCTAATGGTGGTTTAGCACCTAAGTATTTAGCATAGATAGCGTCTTGTTGTCCTTGTTCTAAGCTATGTATGATAGCGTGTATAGTTCTAATATTACTCATGTCTTGAGCAGAGCACATTTCTTCGAATACTTCTGAAGTTGACTCACCTCCTGATGACATACCTATGCTTTTAGAGGGGTATCCTAGTTTATGGGTATCATGTTTCATCCATAAGCTCCAATCCTCTAGGATAGACAGTAAGCGTTCCATACTAATCATATTGTGTTAGCGTATATGCTACGCTTTGCCCAAATGTTTCTTGTGTAGTTCTTTGCTGAAGGTTATGTTTAGCGTCATCTGCGTTGTGACTAATAACACCTTTTATCTGGTCTTCTGTAAAGTTTGCTGTGTGTCCAAATATAGCTTGTAGTGGATGTGGTTGTGGAATGTAATAGTGCATAAGTCTATTATCGTTATCTTTAAATGAATGTATATCCCCTTCCATCTTCATGGATACAAGCAAGTTTTTAATAGTGTGATAGTTAGCTTCTACATGTTCAGCTATATCCTTTATAGTTCTAGGTTCTGTAAGGTAAGCTAGTATTTTATCTCTATGGCTCATGATACATCCTTAACTTTACAATGCCATTTCTTTTTATCGTCTTGATGCCAACCATGTACATGAATAGCCCAACCTGCTTCACGAACTGGACCTACGTTTTCATGGTCACCTATCTTCTTTACTCTAGCTGACATATTTGTTGCTGTAGTTGTTTGCACAGCTAATGTTTCTTTTCCCTTTAAAGCCAGTATATCTATAAAACCAAATAAATCTTGACGTATCCTAGCATAACTATTCCAATGCTCTGTAATCCAACATGTGTATCCTTCTTCTCGTAATTTTTTAAGACTTAACTGCGTTGGGCTAGTTGCCATCAAATTGACTTTCGTTAGGTTTAGATGTTCCGTCTACAAATCTTTTCTCTACATTACCGGTGGACTTATTAAGTTCGTATTCATAAGCGTGTGGTGATACATCATCACTATTCTTTTTCTTTTTAAATATCTTGTCCCAGTTATCTTGTGCTTCTTGTTCAGAAATTAACAATGGTCTTCTTCCAGAACCTTTACCCATTACTTTACCTCCAAATGTCCGTTAGTAAATAACCAGCCTATAGTTTTACGGTGTGCTTCTTCCCATGCTGCTATTCTATCATGCTTATCTAACATCTTATCATTATCTATCATATGGTGGCATTGGTGACATAAGAAAGCTATACGATAATCGTGTCCTTTTATACCTGTTCCTTTACCATCACGTAGTTGGTTAGAGTGTGCAGATACTACAGTTCCGTCTTGCATAGAACACATCATACATGGTGCACCATCTGCTAATTTAAGTAGTTTAGGGTTACGATAGTTCACTAATAATCCCAACCCCAACCCATAGTCTGACCCCATACCTCTATCTGTTGCTGGTATTCTGTCATTTCTGAAGTTGTTAGTTTAGTACTTGATTTTATAAGTTCTACAGGCATGCCTGCAATTTCTGTTTGGTATCGTAAAAACTTATATCCCATAAGTTCATGTATCTTGTCTTTCTCAATACCAAGATGCTGACCTATGCTTGTATACAATTCCCATAATCTTTCGTTTTGTTCTAGGCTACGGTTAAGTTTAGCGTCTGTTACTGTTACACGCCAGCGTTTAGTGAAGTCAAGAGTTTTTAGTTTCTCTATAAGCTGAGGTAAGTTGTCTTTGGTTAATGCCCACTTTATCATCTCTCCATCCTTTCGTTTTAAATACTTGTCCGTCTTTAGAAGTTGCTTTGTATTCTATGTCTG